CAGCCCGGCCTTGGGAAAACCGGCTTTAAGGACTTCCGGCCCTAAGGCAGAAGAAACATTGAATTTACCGTTTTATTGGGTCACTTTTAACCGGCCAAATGGGTCAAATTGAACCCGGCCTTGACATTTATTGCTATGATGGGAGGTACCGATGGCAAAAGAACATTCTTTTGCGGATTATATTTCTAAGAGGTTCGATAACAATATTTTTAATTCCCTGTCTTCCTATATTGAAGAAGTAAAGGAAAACGATTTTGACCGGCTTGACCTGCGGTTACGTAAAATCCGTAAGGTCGGGACTGTAGAATTGTATGACACTAAAACCTTAAAAGTTGACGCGTATGACCTGCCGGGAAGCGAGGTAGGGTTTGATATCCGTGTGGAAGCGCATATCTTGGTACATGAGGGAGATTATCATCTGGATGAGGCGGAATGCCCGCAGCAGTGGTTCGTCCTTCGCTGCACGGGTGATTTGGAAAAAGACTTGGATGATTTTGCCGTTAACAGCATAGAAATTTACAGTTCCAAAAATAATTATAAGAACAAGCTGTATGACAGCCTGGTTCCTGTAATCAACCACGCAGACTATGAACAGGCCGCGATAGATTTTTTAAAAAAGTACTATCCGAAGGGGCTTGTACAGCCGGGATATATTGACCCCATGGAAGTCGCGAAAGGCATGGGGCTGAATGTTGTCCTTAGGTCTATAACTGAGGATTGCAGCATCTTTGGACAGGTGTATTTCCGGGATTGTGATGCCGAATTATATAATGGTAAAACGGGTGAAATGGAAATGGTTCACGTTCCGGCAGGCACAATCATTGCAGATAAAAACACGTTCTTCTTATATAATTTTGGAAAATTCAACAATACTATCATCCATGAATGCGTCCATTGGGCATTTCATAGAAAAGCGTTTGAGTTGGACCGGTTGTGTAATAAGTACGAGACAAGCATGATCGGCTGCCGGGTCGTGGGTGGTGTTAAAGGCCGTGAAAGCAACGCCGTCAGCATCATGGAACGGCAGGCTAACGCATTGACACCGCGAATCCAGATGCCGATGGGGGCATTTAAGACCAGAGCCATAAAATGGATAAGGGAATACAGGGAAAGAACAGGCCGGAATGACCTCATTGATATTATCCAGCCTGTCATTGACGCCCTTTCCAATGATTTCCATGTTTCCCGGCTTGCCGCTAAAATCCGTATGGTGGAAGCGGGCTATGAAGAAGCAATTGGTGCTTTTAACTGGATTGATGACCACTATGTGGCGACGCATCGGTTCAAAAAGGGATCTTTAAAACCAAACCAGACCTTTACCATTGGACCGGAAGACCTCGCTCGTCAGTTGGTCAGCAACCCGAAACTGAAGGATATCGTGTCAGACGGCACATACCTGTATGTCGATTCCCATCTTGTTCTGGCAGACAGTAAATATTTATGTACAGATGCGGAAGGCATGACAGTACTAACGGACTATGCCCGCAATCATATGGATGAATGCTGTCTTGCGTTCGATATGACCGTAGAAGGCTGCGATGACAACGAATATTACACGGTCTGCTACCTTAATAAAGACAAGGACGCAAAGGTTATCCTGAATATCGCCTACACGGACGGTTTGCAGTTTTCTTCACCAGAACGGCAGAAGCAGGTTCTGGAAAACTTTGTGCTTCGGTACGCAAATCTGTATAAAACTTTTACTACGGATTATGTGGACTGTTTGCAAAAGGCGTTTAAGGATAGCGGTATGACATACAAGGAATTAGCAGACGATATCGGCATGAACTCTGATGTTGTAAGCCGTATTATTAATGGGAAGAACGACCCTGCGGTAGAATCCCTGGCGCTGATTTGCCTGGGACTGAAACTGCCCTATAAATTAAGCAACCATATCTTCCAGTATTCCCCTTGTAATCTGCTATATGTCAATGAATCACATATATGGATCGATGTGGCGTTGCAGACAATGGCAGGGCAATCCATGCGTTCCATTAAAGAATTCCTTAATGAACATAATGTATTCTTATAATTTAATAAAAGCCAATCCGACCCGATGAGTCGGATTCTGATACCGTACTAAGGTTAAAAACCTTGGTACGGTTATTTTTTTGCCTATTTTTCAGCGTTTTCCACCCGACTCCAAGAGTCGGACTGCGGTACTGATTTTGGGTGTATCGTATAGGTAACGAAGGGTTTTCCTTCGGAAAAAATTTACCGCTTTGTTAAAGTACTCGAGTTAAGCAGGGCGGTGGACAATACGGAAGCTTTGAACAAGAATCGCAAGATTCTTCGTTCAGGCTCTGAAGTCCACCGTTGCTTTGTCATGCTTTTTCGAGACTGCAGCCGGTGTTCTTCGGAGCACCGGCTTTCTTCGTATCCACCGCTCTCTGCAAAGCAGAAGGAGTACGAAGATGGCAAAGAACAATGAAACAAAGAACCGCAAGAGTCGCTACAATCCGAACCGCACCTGCTACCTGTCAGAAGATGGAAAGTACTACTGCTTCAAAGTCTGGGATGTGGATGCGAAAACCATGGTGGTACAGAAGTTGGAAGTGGGAAAAGATTTGTCGGTAGAGTGGACGCTCTTTTTGGACCGGACAGACCACGATGAAGATCTCAACGACCGCTACCAGAACGAACTTCGCGACCCGCTGTTTGAAACCAAGGTAGCCAGGTACAAGTCGGATCCGGATGCCGAAGATGCCGTGGATCCATGGGACGCTGTTGGCGATAAGAAAAACAGCGTGGAAGCTGTGCTGTTCGCAGAGCCGGAACCGGAAAACCCGGAGATTTCCACAGCCCGGAGCGTCATTGAACAGTGCACCGCAGCCCAGCAGGATCTGATTTACCGCCATTTCGGCATGTGCGAACAGTTGGAAGCCATCCGCCAGGCCGAAGCAAAGCAGACCGGGAAACTGCCTTCGTGTGTAGCAATGACCAACAGGAAAAATAAAATCCTGGACAAAGTTGCAAAGGCGCTTGGCGTAGAACGCAAGGGACGCTGCAGGCAGCCTAAAAAGACTACCGAATGAGCCGTTGCTGACAGGGCAGCCGGAGTCCTCCCGGCTGCCTTCCCCACAGGGGGTGAAGTTTTCCGGTAAGGAGTGAGAGGGGGCAGGGTTCCCTTTCAATCAAATTACCAGGAGGACAGTGTCATGAAACACAAAGTGACGATTAATGTAGCCGACAGGGCCGGTAACAAGCAGACCGTCCTGCAAAGCGGCACCATCAGCCTGCCAAAGCGGCTGCTGACATTTTTGTTCGGTGAGTTTACGGATGTGCTGGTGCTGACACCCGCCGCAAGCGTGGAGGGTATCGAGATCACGGAAGTGGAGAGCGGAGGTGGACAGTATGTTGAATCAGAATAAACCGTCCCTTCCCATGCCGGTTACGGCAGCACCGTATGCGCATCAGCAGGCAGCCTTTGACTTTGCCTGCCGCATGTTCGGGTTGCTTCCGTCCGATTCCCACAGTCGCGGCGTGGGTTTGCTTATGGAAATGGGCTGCGGCAAGAGCCTGACGGCAGTTGCGATTGCTGGCATACTGTACCAGTTCGGGCTGATAAAAAAAGTTCTGGTGGTGGCGCCATTATCCATCTTGGGCGTATGGGAAGATGAGTTCACTCATGCGGCCTTCCCTTACACGCTGACCGCCCTGAAAGGAACTGGTGATAAAAAGCGGCAACAGCTAAAACGAAATCCGGGTGACGGGCTGCAGGTTATGGTGGTTAATTACGAATCGGCACGGATTTTGGAAAAAGAACTGTTGCAATACGACGCGGACCTCATTATCGCAGATGAAGGCCACAAAATCAAAGAAGGCCGATCGAAGCAGAGCAAAGCTATGCATAACCTGGGGGACAGAGCCACTTACAAGCTGCTATTGACCGGGACGCTGATAACCAATAAGGAACTGGATGTGTTCAGCGAATATCGTTTTTTAAATAGTAGCGTATTCGGCAGCAGCTTTTTTCGCTTCCGTAACACATATTTTGATATGGTCGGCTACGGCGGTCACGTTCCCCGTTTCCGGCAGTGGATGCTGGAAGATTTCCAGAAGAAGATCCACAGCATTGCATACCGTGTCACGAAAGCCGAATGCCTGGACCTGCCGGATATTACGGAGGAAGTTGTCCCGGTAGTTCTGGAACCACAGGCGATGAAAATTTACAAGGAACTGGAGAAAGAATCGTATACGGAACTGAACGGTGATGAAGTTACCGCGATGAATGTGCTGACGAAGATGCTGCGGCTTTCCCAGGTGACTGGTGGGCATCTCACGGACGACGATTCCGGGAAACACTGTATCAGCTCAGCAAAGCTGGACGCGTTGGCAGATATTTTGGATTCCGCCGTGGAACAGGGGCAGAAGGTGGTGGTCATGGCGCGTTTCCTGCCGGAACTGGACGACATCGAAGCCCTTCTGCAAAAAAAGAGGATTGGCTACGCCTGTGTTCGCGGTGGGGTCAAAGACCGTGCTGGGGAGATTAAGCGGTTCCAAACCGATGGTAGTTGTCGGGTGTTTGTAGGGCAGATCGCGGCAGCAGGGCTGGGCATTACGCTCACAGCGGCAAGCACGATGATTTTTTATTCATTAGATTACAGCATGAGTAATTTTGACCAGGCAAAGGCGCGGATTCACCGTGTCGGGCAGAAAAATAACTGCCATTATATCTACCTTACTTGTACCGGAACTGTAGACCGAAAGATACTGCGTTCCCTACGGGACAAGATAGATCTGGCCAAGATGCTGGTGGATGATTACAGGCAGGGACGGAACCCGTTCTCGGCCTGAACCCCGTCAGGGGGGTTAAGTTTTTCGGGGAGGAGTGAAGGGAGGTGATAACCCATGGAAGAAAACCAAATTTTCCAAATGGCTGACCGGCTCCAGCGTCTGCAGGAGCAGAAGAAGGATCTGGAAGCCCAGACCAAGGCCGTGACCGCAGAGATTACGCAGTTGGATCTTCAGCTTTCCGACGCAATGGCCGAAGCGGAAGTGGAGAAGTTTTCCCGGAACGGGAACACGTACTACCTGAAAAGCCGCCTGTTCGCTTCCCCGGCAGCGGGCAGGAAGGAAGACCTGTTTGTCATCCTGAAGGCCCATGGCTACGGAAGCCTGGTCACGGAAACCGTCAACGCCAACACGCTGGCTGCTTTTATCAAAGAGCAGCGGGAAGCCACAGGCGAAGACATTCCGGCCTGGCTGCAAGGTACCGTCAACACGTTCGAAAAAGTGTCGGTCGGTATCCGCAAGTCACAGTAACACAGAATCTATGCGCAACGGTGCAGAGATAAACCAAATCGTAAGTGTATAAGGAGCAAAGAAAATGGCAGCAAAGAAACCGATTGAAAAGAAAAATGAAGTCGCAGTGACCGAGGGATACGCAGTATTAGGTAACAGGGAATTTTTGGAAGAGGCTATGGCAGAGGATTGCCAGGGACTGGAGTTTTCCTTTGACCGTGTCAAAATTCCGGCAGGAGGCGGCACGGCGTTCGAAATCCCGTCTGCAGACGGGGATGAGCCGGAGATGGCGAGGGAACTGAGCGGCGTAGTAGTCTACAACCATCCGTCCTACGCCATGTATCGCAGCAAGTACATGGGTGGCAACAACCCGCCAGATTGCGGCTCTTTTGACGGTGTAACCGGCATTGGTACACCGGGAGGAAAATGTGCATTATGTCCGTACAACAAGTTCGGCAGCGGGGAAGGACAGGGGAAATTATGCAAGAATAAGCGGATGATTTACATCTTGCGGGAAGGCGAAATGTTCCCGCTGGTGTTGTCCCTGCCTACCGGGTCGCTGAAGTCTTTTACCAATTACGTGAAAAGCCAGCTCACCCGTGGGCGTAAGCTGTCCAAGGTAGTGACGCGGATTACGCTGAAGAAGGCGACCAACTCTTCCGGCATCGCCTATTCCCAGGCAGTGTTTAGCTTCGACAGGGCGCTGTCGCCGGATGAGTGTTCAGCCGTAGCGGAGGTCACGGATATGGTGAAAGCCTATGTGGCGAACCTGACCCCGGCGTCCATCGTGGAAGACGAGCTGCCCTTTGATTCGGAGACTGGTGAAGTCATCGAACCGCTGGCGTGACCCAGATTGCCCGGAGGCACAGTCCTCCGGGCCTTTCCAAAAGGAGTATGAAAATGACTACAGATTATAAGTGTGTGACCACGGTAATGGGGATACAGGAATATATCGGGCGCAGCGCCATTGTTGCCTTCGACTTTGAAACTGCACCAGACGATCCCTATCGTGAAGAAGACAAAGCGGCGCTGGATCCGGCGCGAGCGCATATCGTCGGATGTTCTTTTTCTGTGAAAGAAGGCACCGGCATCTATGTTCCCGTCGCGCATCGCATCGGCAGCAATATAGATAAGGATGAATTTTTTGGATTTTTATCCACGCTTTTTACTGATAGGGCAGTTACCAAGGTTGCCCATAACATCGCATTTGAATCCGCCATGGCTTACGCCTTGGGGATTGTGATCCAAACTCCAGTGTACGACACGATTTGCGCTTCGCAGATGACGCTGAAAAGTGTATATGAATTCCGCAAGCTGAATGAGTCCGGCCTGAAACGGCTGGCAGGGGAACTGTTCGATGAACCGTTACCCTCCTTTACAGCGGTAACAGATGGAAAGCATTTTGATGAATTGGACGGACACGACGCGGAAACGGTGCGCTATGGCGCTGCCGACTCGGATTTTGCCCTGCGTCTTTACTATAAATTTAATGACTGGTTTGACAAATATTTACCGAGACACCGGTACATTGTGGAACAGATAGAAAGCCCGACGGCAGTGTACCTTGGCATCATGAAGACGAACGGTATCCCGGTGGATATCCCGCTGATGCAGGAACGTAAGGCAGAGGCAGAAGCGGAGATGGAACGAATCCGGCAGGAGATTGCGTTTATCATCGGGGATGTGCCAATCGGTGCGAATTGCTCCACGCAAGCATTCAAGAATTACCTTTTCAAGGACCTGGGCCTGCCTGTCCTGAAGACCACGGAAAAGAACCGGGAGGCGGCGGATGATATGACCATGACCCTTTTAAAGGAGTGGTGCGACCAGAACCGACCGGAACTATCGCAGCTTTTTACGCTGGTGCAGGAATACCGGAAATGGGGAAAGCTCAAGTCTACATATATAGATGGCTACCAGAAATATATCAATCCCGTGACGGGACGGATCCACCCGGATATCTTCGCACTGTCCACAGACACAGGTCGTATGAACTGCCGGAACCCTAACGCTCAGAACATGCCACGGAAGACCAACGACCCTATCGGCGTTCGGAATTTTATCAAGGCGCCGGAAGGGCACCTGATTCTTTCACTGGACTTTTCGCAGATCGAGCTTAGGGTCGGTGCGTTCTATTGCCGAGACGAAGTAATGTTGGATACCTACCGGCACAACGGTGACATCCATGCAGCCACGACATCTGTCATTTTTGGCGTCAGCTACGAAGAAGCCCAGGACAAACACTCGGAAAATTATAAGGAACACCGCACCATCGCCAAGAATGTGAACTTTGGGACTTTCTATGGTCTTTTCCCGTCCGGGTTACAGAAGACGCTGCAGTTCAAGGCGGGGGTTAAGAAATCCGTCAGGGAATGTGAGGAGATACTTTCCAATCTGAAGGGCGGCTACCGGGGGCTTGCCACATGGCAGGAAGAGACCAAGGCCGAAGCGGCGAGGCGGATGTATTCCGAAACATGGCTGGGTCGACGCCGGTACCTTCCCGGTATCCGGGCAGCGGACTGGTGGCAGAAGTCCTTTGCGGAACGGTGCGCACTGAACACGCCCATCCAGGGGACAGCAGCGGATATTTTGAAACTGGCCATCGCGCGGATTCTGACGGGACTGCCGGAACGCCAATGGTTGAAACCAATCCTGCAGATCCACGATGAACTGACCTTTATCATCCCGGAGAGCCGGTTGGCGGAAGCGGTCAAGTTTATCCGCAGCTGTATGGAAAACAAGCCGTTCCCGGAATTTGATCTGCCGTTGATTGCGGAAGCAGCGGCGGGGCCGACCTTCGGGGCGATGGAAGAACTGGAGGACTGACAGATGTATAAGAATAGCGAAGGCTACGCAGACCCTACGGCGGGGAAGGCGCTGGGCCAGGTGATGAAAGCGTACCGGGAACGGCAGAAAAAGCGGTACGCCGATAAGAACCGTTTGAAAATTTATGTGGCGTCCCGGTATGCCGGGGATGTGGATAAGAATGTGGCGGCAGCGATACGTTACTGCCGTTATGTAATCGAAAAAGGCTTCATGCCGGTGGCCAGCCATCTGCTGTATCCTCGGATACTGGATGACAGCGACCCGGCGGAACGGGAGCTGGGGCTGTTGTTCGGGCTGGCCCTCCTCCGCGATTGCGATGAGGTTTGGGTGTTCGGGCCCGTGTCTGCCGGCATGGTGGGGGAGATGGAAGAAGCAAAGCGGCTGGATAAGCCGGTCAGGTATGTAAAGGAGGTAGACGGATGAAGGCATCAGCAACCGATGTGCTGGGAGCGCTGTTCAACCCGACAGATACTGTTTGCTTCCGTGTTTTTGATGATAAAAAGGGTGGTGTGTTCCAGGGAGCCAAGCTGGAATGCGAATGCGGTAAATATAAAACTATCGAGGAAACGCTGAAAAAGCATAACGAACAGAATCGGGGCGTATTTTTTGTGGTGAACTACGGTGGCCAGGAAGACCGGCAGATCACGCGCATCAACGCACAGTTCTTTGAGATGGATGACGGCACCTTTGAGGAACAGCAGAAGAAAGTACAGGAATTCCCCCTGCGGCCTTCCATGGTCATCAAGACCCAGAAATCGCTTCATGTCTATTATTTCGTGGACAAGACCGCGAAGGTGGAACGGTTCCGCACGATACAGAAGCAGCTGGTAAAGCATTTCGGGGGTGACCCAATGTGCGTGAACGAGTCCCGCGTCATGCGCCTTCCAGGCTTTAACCATTGTAAAAAGGAAACGCCGGTGGAGGTCACCTGCCTCAGTTTCCACCCGGAACGGAAATATACACAGGACCAGCTTTCTGATTTGCTGCCGGAAATGGATGCAGGGCCGGTGGAAAAGAAAAGCGGTGTGGAGAAGGGCCTCGAGCAGGTCATGCGCTCCTGCCTTTTTATCCAGCATTGCCGGGATGACGCGGCGACCCTGTCAGAACACGACTGGTACGCGATGATCACGAACCTGGCGCCCTTTGCCGGGGGGACGGAACTGATTCATGAACTGTCAGCACCATATCCCGGCTACAACGAAAATAATACCCAGAAGAAAATTAATCATTTTCTGGAAAGCGGAACTAATCCCATCACGTGCAAGACCATCTGTGAAAAAGGGTTCCAGTGCCCGAAGTTCGCGTCCGGGGAATGCCCGGTGAAGGCACCGGCGGCTTGGTGCTACCAGCCGATGGATTCCGATACGCTGTTGGAAATTCTGCATGGCCTTGATGTCACGGAAGACCCTATCAAGGATATGCAGGCGGCGAACCAGTTCATCCGGGACTACCTGTATAATCAGGATCCTGTCATGGCGGACGTTATCATCAACACCGAAATCCGCAGTCATTTCAAATTAAAACAGGCCAATATGAAATCGCTGAACGCTGTGTACCGTGAGGTCAGCCGGGCTTATCAGAAAAGCAGGAACGCACGGAAGGCCAAGGCCGGTAAGGCGGTGCCGGACTGGTATGAGTCGACGGAAACGGGACTACGGTTCCTGCCCGGTGTGTTGGCACAGTATATGGCAGAAGAAAAGCAGGTGTTCTATGCGGCGGAACAGCACTTTGTGTACCGGGGTGGCGTCTATTGCGAGATGTCCGTGATGGAAGCCCAGCGGCTGGTGCAGGAGGAGATGCTGGTTCGGGAAACCAAGATGACCCAGATTGTAGATGCGGAAAAACAGTGGCGGCTTATCGTGCAGAAAGATATCCGGGAACTGAATTCCAATCCCTATATCATCAATGTTAAAAACGGCCTGTATAACGTGCTGGAAGATACGCTGACCGAGCATACGCCGGAGTACTGTTCCACGGTGCAGCTGAACGTCACCTACGATAAAAACGCGGACTGCCCGCTGTTCAAAAAGTTTCTGTCGGACGCCATGGGAGGCGATATGGCGCAGGTGGGACTGATTCAGGAGATTCTGGGTTATTTCCTCATCCCGGTTAACTCGGCTCAGAAGTGTTTCCTGATGGTCGGGGTGGCACATGCTGGAAAATCAGTGTTGCTCCGGGTGCTGAACGATGTGTTGTTGGGGAAGAAGAACGTGAGCAATGTGACCTGGCAGGCGCTGAACGAACGGTTCAAGACCGCCGAACTTTTTGGTAAGCTGGCGAACATCTTTGCCGACCTGCCTACCAAGAACATTGAGGACAACGGCATCTTCAAGGCCCTTGTCGGGGAGGACTACCTGACGGTGGAAAAGAAGAACAAGAACCCCTTCAGCTTCCAGTCCACGGCGCGGCTCATCTTTTCCTGTAACAATATCCCCAAGAATTATGGGGACAAGTCCGAAGGGTTCTACCGCCGGCTGACCATCATCCGGTTCAACCGGGTGGTACCGGAAAATGAGCGCGACCCGCAGCTGGTAGAAAAGTTCCGGCAGGAAGCGGACGGCATCTTTCGGTTCGCACTGGAAGGGCTTCACAGGCTGATGGGCAACAATTATATCTTGTCCGAGACGGAAATAAATAAGGCAGAACTCCAGCGGTATCGCGAGGAGTCGGATTCAGTCTTGTCGTTTGTAAACGATTACTGCGAACTGGGCGCGGAGTATACCGTAGGCTCCACGGAACTTTTTAATATGTACAAAGTTTATTGTGAAGAGTGCGGCTTGAAGCCGTATTCCCAGAAAAGTTTTGTACAGCAGTTACTGGCGTATTACCCCGGCCTGACGCGTGGACGTGACACGTTGGGAAGGCGGCGCATCCTTACCGGGATACGGCTGGGCGAGGTGTTGGAATGATGGTAGTTATGCAGTTCCTGGCGGTTTTCCAAGCAGGAGAACCGTCAGGATTTATCCAAAAATTTGACGCATTTGACATCATTTCCCTATCTCTTTATATATTACCCTTTACACACACGTATGTGATTTTTAATTTAAAAAAAATCAATATAATGCAAATTACGCGTCAAATGTGTCGGAAACCGCATGAACAGGGAGGCGTGTTTGACAGATGAAAGAACGGGAAATTGTGAAAATGATTATGGCATATCTGAAAACCGTACCGGGGTGCTTCTGCTGGAAAGAGCATGGCGGTATGTACGGGACGGCAGGTATCCCGGATATCATTGCCTGTATTGACGGACGCTTCTATGGATTCGAGGTCAAAACCGACCGTGGCAAGCCTACAAAGTTACAAGAGGCGACCATCCGTAAAATCATGGCAGCAGGCGGCACGGCGTTGGTTGTGCGGTCTGTGCATGAAGTGAAAGCGGCACTGGAGGTGCGAGATGGCATTACATCCATATGAGCTGCTGGCGAACGCTATCATTGTCCAGGCCATTAAGGACTATCGGCAGATGGGCGGGACGGCAGAAACGAACCCGGAAAAGAAAGCAATCATCGACTGGATTTTGCATGGGTACTTTAGCGCCATAACGGATTTGGATCCGGTGGCACTGGTCGAGGCATTGAAGAAGGAGGAGGAAAGAAGATGGGCACAGTTGAATTCCTGTCGCAGGCGTACCACATAGACCTGCGTATCAATAGTAAGCTGGAACAGTTGGAATCGCTGAACTCACTTGCGGCAAAAGCAACGACCACGTTTGGTAACGAGCCAGTGAGCGGTTCCCGCGATGTGCATCGGCGTGAAGCGGTTATCTGTAAAATCATTGATTTGCAAAATGAAATCAATGACGATATCGACCGGCTGGTGGACATCAAGCGGGAAGTGCGAGAGATGATCGAGTCCGTGCCGTCCGTGGATGGACGTACCATTCTGGAGATGCGTTACGTTAACTACAAAAAATGGGAGGAAATCGCGATTTCCATGCACTATGTGCTTCGCAATGTGCGTTATATCCACGATAAGGCGATAGAGTACCTGGAAGTGAATAATAGTGAATAAAATCAAGGGTGCTGTTTTACGGGTTCCTTATTTTTTGGTATAATATATAATAAGTTGCAAAAGAAAAAAAAGAATCTGGGCTTAAAGAGGTGATACGAATGCAAATACCAAAAGAACCATATTTCACTGTTGTCGAACAGGCTGTGACTTCAGGGTTCAGTACTTTTGACAATAATTATTTTTGGAGTTCATGCGGAAAATCAAAACCAGACGATTCTCTAGCATCATCAATTACCTCATTTTTTAAGAGCAGTAAAAGCAAAAATGAAGATTCACACTTATCAAAAGATTTATTTTTCATAGGCGCAATGGTAGCAATTTATACGTGTGAGGAACACACGGAATATTGGCATGTTCCAAAGGATTATGAAAGAGTAAACTCATTTTATAATGCTGTTGCCAATTCTGTTTATGCGGAAAAAATACAAAAGGCCTTTTATCCACAAATAACAAGCCGAACTGCGTTCTTAAGAGAGTTTTATCGAGATTTAGATATATTTAGGGGAGATTATAAGTCAGCCAGAGCAAAACAATTATCCTATTGGATGAACAATCCTACGGTTAAACGTGGATTGGAAGATGTATGGACACAGGCGATTTTTACCATAGGATCCTGCTTCGATGGATATTAATTGTTTACAGTATTGGAAATAATGGAAAATGATTTTGCACGTTTTTTCCTGTTTTTTCATTATTTGACTGTGGTATTGTTATAATAGCAAAGAGCGTAAAAGACAGAGTGGCCCGCGAGAGAGTAAATCTTCCGTGGGCTTTTTCTATGCCCGAAAACGTGTCGGTGTTGCCAACAAGCTGGGCAAAAGCAGGCATGACATTGAGCAAGATGCTATCTTGCCAACAACGTGGGCGGATTACGGAACAACATCTGGCAAGCTGCCACGTTGTAGATAAGATGGGCAGATTGCGGTGTAACATCCGGCAATATGCGATGTTGTAGATAACATGGGCAGATTGCGGCACAACGTCGGACAAGATGCTACGTTGTAAACAAGATTCGGAGGTGAAGGGCATTGCCACGGAAACCTAAGAGGCCGTGCCGGTACCCCGGCTGTCCCAGGCTGACGGAGGAACGGTACTGCGAAGAGCATAAGAGACTGGCGAACCAGCAGTACGACCGGTACAGCCGTGATAAGGCTGCGAGGAAGATTTACGGAAGCAATGAATGGAAAAAGATACGCGCCCGGTATCTTGCGGCGCACCCGCTGTGTGAACAGTGCCGGAAGGAAGGACGGCTGACCAAAGCGACCGAAGTCCATCACATCCTGCCGTTGCGGCGTGGCGGGACGCATGCAGATGAGAACTTGATGGCTCTCTGCAAGCCGTGCCACTCCCGGATCAGCATCGAGGATGGAGACAGGTTTGCACCACAATCGTTAAGGCACGGCTGAGGGTGGGGCCTTACCTGGGTATAGGTCGGAGGTCAAAACGGCCCCCAGGGGGCGTTAAAATCTCTACAGGCCCCTTTCTTACGACCGGGCGGGGGGTCACGTAAATAAAAACGCAGATTCAAAGGGGGTAATAGCCCCAGGACAGGAGAAAAGGAAAAATGGCAAAGGACGGAACCAACCGTGGAGGCGCCCGACTGGGTGCTGGGGCCAAGAAAAAACCGCTGGCAGATAAGATTGCGGAAGGCAATCCTGGCAAACGCGCTATCACGGTCATCAACTTTGAAAACGCTGAGAAGTTGGAAGGACAAGAGATGCCGAAACCTTCCGAGATGCTGTCGGCGGTACAAAAAGACGGGAAAAAGTTAATAGCGGCTGAAATATATGAAAAGACATGGGAGTGGCTACAGGAACGTAGCTGCTCCTCTTTAATTTCACCACAACTTTTGGAGCGGTATGCCATGAGTGCAGCGCGGTGGATACAGTGCGAGGAGGCTGTTACGGAGTATGGTTTTCTGGCAAAGCATCCAACGACCGGAAACGCGCAGCGGAGTCCTTACGTCGCCATGGCTCAGGACTATATGTCACAGACGAACCGGTTGTGGCTGGAGATATTTCAAATCGTCCGGGAAAACTGCGCCAGCGAATATGGTGGAGAATCCCCGCAGGATGACCTGATGGAAAAACTGCTGACGGCCAGGAAGGGAAGAATGGGATGAATGTGTATGAATTTATGCACCAGCTAAAGCTGTGCAAAAAATACCTGACGCCACAACAGTACAGGACTTTGAAAGGTCAGGCCGTCAAAGGCAATGTGGCTGATGCAGAGAAGGGACTGCAGCGACTGCTGCACAGGAGGGAATATGGAGATTGTAAAAAAACAGTTGTCTGAGCTGATTCCGGCAGACTATAACCCACGTAAAGATTTGAAGCCTGGCGATCCTGAGTACGAAAAGCTGAAGCGCAGTATCCAGGAATTCGGCTATGTGGAGCCGGTGATCTGGAATAAGCAGACCGGAAACATCGTGGGCGGCCACCAGCGCTGGAAGGTGCTGAAGGAACTGGGCATTACTGAACTGGACTGTGTAGTAGTGGACTTCCCACCGGAAAAGGAAAAGGCGCTCAATGTCGCCCTGAACAAAATCTCCGGTGACTGGGACAAAGGAAAGTTGCAGGCGTTGATTTACGACCTTCAGGCTGCTGACTTCGATGTATCGCTGACCGGCTTTGAGGCGGCGGAACTGGATGACCTGTTTAAAGACGACATAAAAAATGGCGTCAAGGATGATGATTTTGATGTTGATGCAGAGCTGAAGAGACCTTGCATGACCCGGCGTGGCGACCTGTGGAAATTAGGCCGGCACCGTCTGTACTGCGGGGACAGTACAGATGAGAAATCTTACGATACCTTGATGGCTGGCCACAGGGCGAACCTGGTTGTGACGGATCCGCCGTACAACGTCAACTACGAAGGTAGCGCCGGGAAAATTAAAAATGACAATATGGCCAACGATGACTTTTATCAATTCCTGTTGGCGGCTTTTATAAATATGGAACAGGTGATGACGGACAATGCCAGTATCTATGTATTCCACGCAGATACAGAGGGACTTAACTTCCGTAAGGCGTTTAGCGATGCGGGTTTTTATTTGTCCGGAACCTGCATCTGGAAGAAGCAAAGCCTTGTTTTGGGCCGGTCTCCGTACCAGTGGCAGCATGAACCCATTCTGTTCGGATGGAAAAAAATCGGAAAACATGAGTGGTACACCGGTCGGAAAGAATCGACGATCTGGGAGTTCGACAAACCGAAGAAGAACGCGGATCATCCTACCATGAAGCCGGTGCCGCTGTTGGCGTATCCGATTCTGAATTCCAGCATGTCCAACTTTAATGTCTTGGATCCGTTCGGTGGGAGCGGTTCGACACTTATTGCTTGTGAACAGACCGACAGGATTTGCTACACCATAGAGCTGGACGAAAAATTCTGCGATGTAATAGTGAAGCGCTACATTGAGCAGGTAGGTACTTCTAAAGATGTAGAACTCATCCGGGACGGCGCGAAATATCGATATGAAGATGTGAAAATCGATGAGGAAAAACTATAGAGTTATATCCCTCAAATACTACGAAAAATATATCTAAAAACACAAAAATAAAACTTGACTTTATGTGCGTTTAGAGTGATATATACACTAACCAAAGAACAAAGGAGGTTCACAAAGATGAACGCAAAGACAAACGCACAGGGCAAGGACAGAAAGAACTTGGTTAAGGCCATCACCGGGATTACCGGGCAGGCCGCAAAGTACAACGGCGCACCGGTCTTCACCTACACGGTGGGATCCTTCACAGTGGAACGGGACGGCAGCATCACAACGGAAGACGAAGCCGGGATGAAGACCCTGGCGGCAGCCCTCCGGGAACAGGGATTTGAAATCGAGATGCCGGAACCGGCGGAAGAAAAAGAAAGCGAAGCAGAGGAAGAGTTGACCACGGATTCCTGGACGCTGACGATGCCGAGGGAAGACTTCACGGAAACGCAGGTCGACAACCTCGAAAAGATTATCGGCAGCAAGGCAGGCCTGATCAAGAAGGCGCTGGACAGCGAAGACCCCATCGTGATCCTCACGGAAGACAGGGTGGTATTCCCCTGGTTCAAGCGGATGCTTGGGAGCGGCGAGAGCATGGCGGTCATGCACTTCATCACGGCGCTCTGCCGGATGGCAAAAAACGCAAAACGGATAACGGCAAAAGAGAAGGAAGTACCGAATGAGAAATACGCATTCCGGTGCTTCCTTCTTCGTTTGGGATTCATCGGAGCGGAATACAAGGAGACCCGCAAACGTCTTTTAGAGAGGCTGGAAGGTTCCTCCGCATTCCGCACGCCGGAAGAAGAACAGGCCGAAACGGCAGAACAGGAGGCTTGAGATGATATTCCCGAGCAGAGAGACAGTAAAGCAGATCAGAAATGAATTTCCGAAAGGGACGCGGGTCGAGCTGGTCAGCATGGATGACCGGCAGGCCCCGCCTCCGGGCACCAAAGGCACGGTCATAGGGGTTGACGATATCGGCAGCCTGCTGATGCGGTGGGACAACGGTTCCGGCCTCAACGTGGTGTACGGCGAGGATGTTGTGCAGAAGCTGAAGACGGTCAGGACCATCTGCTACGGCGAAGAGAAAATTTGGGACAGCCGGAAAGCCGCGATGGATTTTTTCTTCGATGCGATGATGGGGAGTGATGGCAGCGAAAAACAGCGGTACACCAACGTGTACATGAAACTTCAGATGGGCTGGGAGGTGTGCAGCGATGACCGATAAGGTACGGGAGCAGATCCTGAAGGTCCGGGATACGGGCAAGACAAATATGTTCGACACCTGTATGGTGCAGCGCATCGGCCTTAAGATGGGATTTTACGAGATGGTGATCTTCATCGAAGAGAACAAGGGCGAATATGTGAACTTCATCCTGCACGGGGATGAGAAGTCCAGGCGGGAAGCTGCGAAGACCCGGTTCGAAAAGGACTACGCCACCGTGATGGAAGGAGAGGACAATGCGGAAAGCATCATCCTCCGCCGGAAGGCGGAAATCACCAGCCTGCAGCGGGAAGGGCGTCAGTGCCGGAACGGATTCCGGATGAAATGCATTCAGCAGGAGCTGGAACGACTGGAACATGAGCTGGAAATTCTGATAGATTTGCTGTAAAAGAATAAAAAGAAGGCTTCCATAACGGGAGCCTTTTTTGGTTGGGGAGGTGAAGCTGATGCGGAAACTGAGGGGATACAAACCGACAAAGTTCATGGCGAAGGGGTCGAAGTACAGTAAGGCCCATGCGGATTATGCGGTGCAGTTCATACAGTGCCTGAAACACACCAAGGGCACATGGGCCGGCAAGCCGTTTGAACTCATCGACTGGCAGGAACGCATCATCCGCGACATCTTTGGTATTCTGAAACAGGACGGCTACCGCCAGTTCACGACTGCCTATATTGAGATACCCAAGAAACAGGGCAAGAGCGAACTGGCCGCAGCGGTCGCACTGCTGTTGTGCTGTGGTGACGGGGAGGAACGGGCAGAGGTCTACGGCTGCGCGGCTGACCGCCAGCAGGCCTCCATCGTGTTTGAGGTCGCCGCCGATATGGTACGGATGTGTCCGTCATTGAACAAACGGGTAAAGATACTGGCATCGCAGAAGCGGCTGATTTATCTTCCTACTAACAGTTTTTACCAGGTCCTGTCGGCAGATGCCTATTCCAAGCATGGGTTCAACGTGAGCGGGGTCATCTTCGATGAGCTGCATACCCAGCCGAACCGGAAGCTGTTTGACGTTATGACAAAGGGATCCGGGGATGCCCGGATGCAGCCTTTGTACTTTTTGATTACCACGGCCGGCACCGACACGCACAGCATCTGTTATGAGACGCACCAAAAAGCGAAGGACATATTGGAAGGCCGGAAGATAGACCAGACCTTCTATCCGGTGATTTACGGAGCGGATGAAAGTGAGGACTGGTCAGACCCGAAGGTGTGGAAGAAGGCGAACCCATCTCTGGGTATCACGGTGGCCTTGGAAAAAGTGAAGGACGCATTCAACTCTGCACGGCAGAACCCTGGAGAGGAGAACGCTTTCCGCCAGCTCCGGCTTAACCAATGGGTGAAGCAGAGCATACGCTGGATGCCTATGGACAAGTGGGATGCCTGTGCGTTCCCGGTCAGTGCGGATGAGTTGGAAGGGCGTATCTGTTACGGCGGGCTTGACCTTTCCAGCACCACGGATATTACGGCGTTCGTTTTGGTGTTCCCACCATTGGACGAAGATGACAAATTCCAGGTCCTTTCCTTCTTCTGGATACCAGAAGAGAACCTGGAACTTCGGGTGCGCCGTGACCACGTTCCCTATGACGTTTGGGAACGGCAGGGATTCCTGCAGACCACGGAAGGCAATGTGGTACATTATGGTTACATTGAAAAGTTCATTGAAAAGTTAGGTGAGCGGTTTCACATCCGGGAGATTGCCTTTGACCGCTGGGGCGCTGTGCAGATGGTGCAGAACCTGGAAGGGATGGGCTTCACCGTGGTTCCGTTCGGGCAGGGCTTTAAGGATATGAGCCCGCCGACCAAGGAGCTGATGAAGCTGACACTTGAGCAGCGGATCGCCCATGGCGGTCAGCCTGTCCTGCGGTGGATGATGGACAACATCTTCATCAAGACTGATCCTGCCGGGAACATCAAACCGGACAAGGAAAAATCAACGGAAAAGATTGACGGGGTGGTGGCCACGGTCATGGCTTTGGACCGGGCGATTCGCTGCGGGAACGATAGCAGCGATAGCGTGTATGACGGCCGAGGTATCCTGTTGTTATAAAAGGACTTCTTCTCATAATTACCATTTCCTGCTATAATTTATGTGAAGCTAATGATAATATAATTAAGGGGAAAATTAAGATAATATCAACGTGATTTAAATATGGAATCTAAAGAATAGAGGATGTTGAATTATGACTACAGATACGAAAATTGTTGTTGGCGCAATGATTGTAATCATTTTAGGTTCTTCATTTTATGCTACTGTAAAAACATCAACAAGTAGATATAACGAACCATTAAAAATCACTCAAGAAAATAAATACCCTCCTGTTAGTAATGAAAAAATACAAGAGATGCGAATTGCTTATAATCAAGTTCTTGCCGATACGTTAAAACCAATTTTCGTAAAAAGCGAAATAAGAAATGAGCATTGGCTAAACGTGTATGTTAATTCTTTGTGGTATGAGTTAAACAGCGGGCAGAAATCGGAGTTTATAAGTCGTTGTAAAAACATATATGCCGGAATGTTAGGTGCAAGAGGAATAAAGATAGATTTTAATGCTGTTAATATTTTTATTAATTCTGCGGAGAACGAAAGGCAGGTTGCAAAATACTCTGGTATCACAGGAACAACAGTAATAAGTGAATGATAATTGAGAATTCACTCAATGAGAGGCGAGGTCATTGTTATATAACACATACAACAGGTAGTAGGCATGGTTTATTCGGTGAGTTATCAGCCAAGCTATCATTTTAAATAATGATGTAAGTAAACGAATGATTATAGCACTTACCTAAAACGTAAGTGCTTTTTTCATGCCCAGCTTAAGGAGGTTACATGAATATGTTCCAGTTTCTTGAAAAGTTTATCCATTCCCGTGACAAACCCAAAAACGCATTATCTGGCACCCTGCAGTACTACTTTGGACGGAGCGCGGCAGGGCAGACGGTGAACCAGCGGACTGCTATGCAGGTCACGGCGGTGTATGCTTGTGTTCGCATCCTCGCGGAATCCATCGCGGGACTGCCGCTGCATGTGTACCGCTACAAGGACAAAGGAAAAGAGATGGTCACCGACCATCCGTTATATCCACTGCTCCATGACGAGCCGAACCCGGAGATGACCAGCTTCATCTTCCGGGAGACCCTCATGGGGCATTTGCTTTTGTACGGTAATGCCTATGCTCAGATCATCCGGGACGGATATGGCAGGGTGAAATGGCTGTACCCGCTGATGCCCGACCGGATGGATGTACGGAGGGACGATGCCGGACAGCTTGTCTACACCTACACCCGTTATCTGGATGAGTTCGGCGGGAAACAGCGGTATGAGGAAGTGAAGCTCCGGCCTGACCAGGTGCTGCATATTCCCGGTCTGGGGTACGACGGTCTCATCGGCTATTCCCCGATCGCCATGGCGAAGAATGCCATCGGCGTTTCCATGGCGGCAGAGGAGTTCGGATCCACGTTCTTCGCAAACGGGGCGACGCCCAGCGGATTGTTGGAACACCCCGGCGTGGTGAAAGACCCGGAAAAGTTACGGCAAAGTTGGCACGCACAATTTAGCGGAAAGAACAGCCACAACGTGGCGGTGCTGGAAGAGGGCATGACCTACAAACCCATGTCGGTTCCGCCCAACGACGCGCAGTTCCTGGAGACGCGGAAATTCCAGATTGATGAGATTGCCCGTATCTTCCGGGTGCCTCCCCACATGGTGGGCGATCTGGACAAATCCAGCTTCTCGAACATAGAGCAACAGTCGCTGGAATTTGTGAAGTATACGCTTAACCCCTGGGTCATCCGATGGGAACAGGCGATGCACAAGGCGTTGTTCCTGCCCTCGGAAAAGCAACATTACTTCATCAAGTTCAATGTGGACGGGTTACTTCGTGGCGATTACCAAAGCCGGATGAACGGTTATGCGGTAGGCCGGCAGAACGGCTGGCTGTCTGCCAACGACATCCGTGAGATGGAGAACCTGAACCCCATTTCCGAAGAGGAAGGCGGAAACCTGTATCTTATCAACGGGAACATGACCAAACTGAAGGACGCGGGGCTGTTCGCCAATAAACAGCAGGTGACACAGAACGGAGGTAACAACAATTGAAAAAGAAATTCTGGAACTGGGTGCGGAACGAAGATACGAACCGCACTCTTGTACTGAACGGGCAGATTTCCGATGAGACCTGGTTTGGCGATGAAGTCACACCGGGTCTTTTTCGTGAGGAACTCAATGCCGGGGAAGGGGACGTCACGGTATGGATCAACTCTCCCGGCGGCGATGTGTTCGCTGCGGCACAGATCTACAACATGCTGATGGAGTATCCCGGTAATGTGGATGTCCGTATTGACGGTATCGCGGCTTCCGCCGCATCGGTCATCGCCATGGCGGGGAACAAGGTTTCCATGTCACCGGTGGCCATGATGATGATCCACAATCCCATGACCGTAGCCATGGGCGATAAGAAGGTCATGCAGCAGGCCATCGACATGCTGGATGAAATCAAGGAGAGCATCATCAACGCCTATGAACTGAAGACGGGTCAGTCCCGGACAAAGATTGCCCACATGATGGACGCAGAGACTTGGTTCAACGCCAAAAAGGCAGTAGAGCTGGGATTTGCGGACGACATTTTATACACCGGCGATTCCGATAAAAAGGATGTGCCGGAAGCGGTGCTGTTCGGCAGGCTGACCGTCGTCAACTCGTTTCTGGGCAAGTTCAACATTATTGACAAACCGGCAGAGCCGGACAACCGTGTAGAAGCCGCACCACTGACGGAGCGGCTTAATTTATTGAATCATTAAGGGAGGAAACAACTATGGCTATGACTATTACTGAAATGTTGGAAAAACGCGCAAGGCTGTGGGAATCCACGAAGAAGTTCCTGGAAGACCATACCGACAAGGACGGCAAGATGCCTGCCGCCGATGCGGAAGCGTATGAAAAGATGGAGGCGGACATCAAGGAGATGACCAGGACTATCGACCGCCTGGAAAAACAGGCCGAGATGGACAAGAAGTTTGCATTGCCGACTTCCAGTCCGCTGACCGGCAAACCGCAGACCGCAATGCCGGGTACAGTCGAAAAGAAGGGTACGGCATCCGATGCCTACAAGAAAGCAATGCTGACGGCACTGCGTACCAACTTCCATAAAGTTGAAGATGTCCTGCAGGAAGGCATCGACGAAAGCGGCGGCTACCTGGTGCCGGACGAACTCGACAGGCGCCTGGTGGACGTGCTGGAAGAAGAGAACATCATGCGTAAGCTTGGGCATCCCCTCACTACCAGCGGTCAGCACAAAATCAATCTCGTTGCATCCAAGCCTGCGGCACTGTGGATCGAGGAGGGCGGCGCGCTGACCTTCGGCGATGCGGCCTTCGACCAGAAGTTCCTGGACGCCCACAAACTGCATGTGGCCATCAAGGTCACCGAGGAACTTTTGTACGACAACGCTTTCCAGTTGGAAAACTGGATCATCGAAGAATTCGGCAAGGCGCTGGCCAACGCAGAGGAAGACGCCTTCCTGAACGGTGACGGCAACGGCAAGCCGAACGGCCTGTTCAAAGACGCCCAGACCGGGGTGACCATTGATTCCGTGGACATTACGGCGGATGACGTTATCGACCTGGTGTACAGTCTGAAACGCCCGTACCGCAAGAACGCATCCTTCATCACCAATGACGGGACGCTGGGTGTGCTCCGCAAGCTGAAGGATGACAACGGGAACTACCTGTGGCAGCCGTCCATCAAGGCCGGTGAGCCGGATACCCTGTTGGGTTATTCCATCCATACGTCCCAGTTCGCACCGGTCCTGGCTGCGGGGAATGTGGCGATGGCCTTCGGTGATTACAACTACTACAACATCGGTGACCGTGGCCGCAGGGCATTCCAGGAACTGAAGGAACTGTTCGCCGGCAACGGCATGGTCGGCTTTGTGATGAAGGAACGTGTGGACGGCCTGTTGATCCTGCCGGAAGCCGTTCAGCTGTTGAAGGTTGCGGCAGGCTGAAATAAGGAAGGGTGATGGTCATGCTTCTGGAACTGGAAGAAGCGAAGAACTACCTGCGGGTAGATACTGACGAGGAGGACGGCCTGATTACAGGCCTGTCCCAATCGGCAGAAAAACTGTGCATGGATGTGGCCCGGATAGAAGATGCAGAAGGTTTTGCAGCTCTTGGGGATACAGCGAAGACCGCAGTTCTGTATGCGACAGCTTATCTGTACGAACACCGGGAGGAAGCGGACCATCACGCCCTGACCCTGACCCTCCGATCCCTGTTGTTCGGGGTGCGGAAGGAGGGGTTTTAAGATATGGACATTTCCAAATTCCGGCACCGGGTCACGGTGCTGAAAAAGACCCTCGGCACGGATATCGGGCTGGGCGCGCCGGTGACCTTCACGGATGACGGAAAGGTATGGGCGGAGTTCCTGCAGCAGCGTGTCTCCACCGGGGTGGTGGCGGACGACGGGGCGGCGGTGCTGGTAACCCAGGGCATCCGCATCCGGCCCCGCACGGTTGAAAAAGGCTGGAGGATTCAGGATGGAGACCATATTTATGAAATCATCGATGCAGATCGTGGGAACCCTTCCGTCTATGTGCTTACCACACAGGAGGTCAGGTCATGAGCGGGATGTTCACGATTAAGGTCAACATGGGGTCAGTCATCTCCAATGCCATCCGTGACATCGATAAATATGATGCCGAAAAGCAGAAGAAGATCCGCAAGGTGATCGCCGACGGAACAAAAGCCGTCAGGGACAGGGCGGTGCAGGCCGCACCGAAAGGTCCTACGGGGAAACTGCGCAAGGGCATCAAAAGTTCGGTGGTGGGGGATGGCCGGGAAGGCCTTGTTACCTCTACGGCTCCCCATTCCGCCCTGGTGGAATATGGCACGGACAACAGGCTGACCTATTCCCGGAAAGGGAAGGTGCTGAAGTTCACCTGGAAAGGGAAGGTACGGTATTACCGTGGCATCCTGAAGTCAGGGAAGATGAAACCGAAGCCGTTTTTAAAGAAAGCGGCGGACAGCGAATGGCCGAACATCGTAAGGAACATGGAGGATGCATTGAAATGATACGGATAAAAGACATACCGCAGGTCGCCCTGCGGACAGCCCTGTTCGCCCTGCTGAAAGACGGCCAGACCTGCGATGTATACGGGGATGTGCCGGAAAGGGCGACCCTTCCGTACATCACCCTCGGGACGATGACCTTCCGGCCGGTCGGAAACAAGACTGCGTTCATCTGGCAGGCGACCGCCGGTATCGAGGTCTGGGCGGACGGGAACCAGCAACAGGAGATGAACGATATCCTGAACGACATCTGCGTCCTGTTTTCCTACTACGGGGCAGATCTGGAAATCGAGGGGTATCACATAATCGGGACGGAACTGGAATCCGTGGAGACCTGGCCGGAATCCGTGACGGGTTACCATGGGACGGTGACCGTCCAATTTACATTACAGAAAGGTAAGGTGCAGCAATGAGCAGATTAACGGCGCAAGAGTTACAGAACCTGCCGGAGAATCCCGATACCAATATCGCGGAAGCCGGCAAGGACGTGTTGTTGTATATCGGAAAGAGCGGCTCGGGAACGACAGAGGCGTTCGCCCTGGTGGGCGGCCAGCGGAACTCTACCATCGAGATGAGCGCCAATTCCCTGGACGCATCCCATAAGGGCTCCGGCGGATGGACAGCCAACAAGCCGGGACTCAAGAGCTGGAAGTCCAGCTTTGACGGCCTGCAAATCATGAGTGACGAAGGGGCGCAGGTTATGGAACACTGTTTCCGTGAAGGTAAGCAGGTACACGCCAAGTTCGTGTATCCGGATGCCTCGTACCAGATCGGCTGGGCATACATCACGGAGTTCACCCGCGACAATCCCCATGACGGCATCGCCACCATCAAGGCGACCATGGAAGGCGTGGGGGAAATTTCGGAAATTACCGCCGCCTCGGGAGGAAACTAACCGATGAAAGAATCCATCACATTCAAAAACGGCGACCGGAACTGCCGGCTGCTGTTTAACATCATAAGCCTGAAGGAGATGGAGCAGGAGCTGGGCTATTCCCTGAACCTGCTGTTCACGCCTAACGTGGCATTGACCCTGCGGCTGTGTACCATCCAGTTCACGCAGCTGGGCGTCAGGTACGGGCTGCAGGACAAGGAGCCGGAAGATGCGGATCCCTATGATTTCATCCAACGGTTCTGTGATAACGGTGGGACGCTGGACATGCTGAATGCGCATATCCTGGCGGCCATCGACGCGACCAACCTTTTTACGGAGGGGCGGACGGCAAAGCTGGAGGAGATACGGAAGGTGCTGGAGACGGCGAAGGCAAAAGCCTGATCTCCTTTTCCTCCGTAGCGGAATGGATAAAGGCGACAGAACCGATAGCGTATTCCATCGGCCTGAAGCCTTGTGAATATGAACAGATGCAGCCCGGAGAGTTCTGGCTCCTGCTGGAAGCGCATGTAAAACGCCAACAGGAGCAGGATTACCGGACTGCTTATTTTTTGTCGTACCTCATCGCCCCGTATGTGAAAGAAGGAGCGTCGATAGATATCGAGGATATCGTTGCGCCCCTGTGGGGGAAGGCGGAAGAAGTAAAACAACGAAAGGCGCTGGAACGGCAGCAGAAGAAAGAAGCAGACAGGAAGGTTCTGGAAACGGAATTCGCCTGGGCGTTAGGGAGTGAGTGATATGTCAGTAATCTCTGCATTGATGGTGAAGATCGGGGCGGACAGTTCCGGCCTGCGGAAAGAACTGCGGGCCACAAAAAAGGATATCGACAGAACCTTTTCCCCGAACCCGGTATCGGGATTCACCGATGCGGTGACCGGGACGACGGCCACGGTAGGGAACCTAATCAGCAAGTTCAATACGGCGGCGGTGGTGCTGGGCGGCGGGTTCGGCCTGATCGCCCTCATCAGCAGCGCGGTGGCAGCCGGGGACAGCGTAAATGACCTGGCGGAAAAACTGCATATCACAACGGCGGAAGCGTCCCTGTTCTCCAAGACAGTCAAGCTGGCAGGCGGGGATGTGGATGCCGCGTCCACGGCCATGGCGCGGCTGGATTCTACCCTTTCCGGGAACAGCGAGAACGCAAAAAAGACCCGTGAGATTCTGGATGCGGTGGGAGTGTCACTGACAGACCAGACCGGGAAACTTTTGCCACTCAACCAACAGGTTATGAATCTTGCCCGGGGGTATAAGGAAGCTTCCCAGGCAGGGTATGGGCAGGAATTTATCATGAACACCCTGGGCGTCCGGGGCATGGCGCTGACCGAGACGCTGTTGAAATACAGTGAGGCGGCGGAAGACGCATCCAAGATACAGGGCGTCGGGTTGGACCCGGAACAGATGTCGGACATCAACCGGCAGCTGCAGATGACCCAGGCGCAGCTGGGACAGCTCACCGTGGCAGGCGGCGCATTGCTTGCCCCCATCGTGGCAGAATACCTTCCGGGAATCACGGAAGGGCTGGCGGAGACCGCACGGCTGGTAGCGGAGAACAAGGAAGAAATCGTGTCCTTCGGTACCGGGATGGTGGAACTGATGGTGACCTACAAGGCTCTTATGGCCATCCAGAAGGCAGTGGACTGGGCCGGAAGTTTCCGCTCCGCCACGGTGGCGATGGAGGGCGTGACCAAGGTACAGGAAGCCGCCATCACCCGAAGGCTGAACATGCTGAAGACCGCGCAGAAAAAAGAAGAGCAGCTGATGCTCAAGGAAGTCAATGCCCGGAAGATTACCGAGGCGGAGAAGGAAAAGATCATCACAGATTCCTGCATGAAGATCCAGATGAAGTATGCGGAAACTTCCGCGCGGATTGAGGCAGAGATGCGGTCGGCCTACCAGAAGATGAACACCCAGGCAAAGATTTCTGCGGCGGGACAGGTGCAGGCCATCGCCACCACGGGCGCAGCGGCCCAGGCGGCGGGAGGCAAGATGGTAGCAGCCAGTGCGGCGGCATCCGGGGCGGTGTCCTCCCTTACCAAAAATGTATGGAACCTGGTAGGAGGATGGTACGCGGTAGCGGCTGCCATCGGCTTTGCCTTTGAGAAACTGGTGGAGTTCAAGCAGGAAAAATCCAAGGAGATCATCGGCGACATCTATGTGGGGAACCAGCAGTACCGCCGTGGCGCGGACGGGGCCTTTTACCGGCAGGACATCAACATGGAAGCTGAGGACGCTTTCGACACCTATACCGAGACCCATGTCACGGATGAGGAGGAACTGGCGGCGGTACGGGCGGCCTACCTGGCAAAACATCCTGTGAAGAAAACAGAAACGCCCAAGGCGCCGGATGTGGAAAAATATAAAAATGTATTTGGCGCTGTCGGTGGCGGTGATTCCGGTGGAGGAAAAAGCAAGGGCGGTTCCGGCAAACAGGATGACCCGGAGAAAGAAGAACAGGAGCGCCGGCAGAAACT